TTTTATTTCTTCTTTAATAGTTTTCTACCTTTAAAGAAAACAATAAGGTTTATAGTTGTATTAATATTGATAGCTATTATTAACCAGATCTGCCACCAGTTTGGTATGTCTGCGATGTCAGTCATTCTGTATGTTCTTCATAGCCTGTTGTTTATATTCTTCAGCTTGTCTTGTACCATCTTCATCTTTACTAGCATAGTATTCTTTTATTCTTGCTGTTTCATTATTAACAATTAACTCATCTATTTCTCTATCAGACATTGTATCAGCTAAGGTTTCATCCATCCCTAGCTGACGTAATGCTGTCTTATTATCAGGTTCTAAACCTAATCTTACAGGTAGTATTCCTTTCTTACGCGAAGAAGTAGTCACTATCTTTCACCTCTCTTATATTCAAAGCTCCAAGCTTTGGTTGATTGTAATTAAAATTATCAGGATTAGTTATAATCATTCTTTCAATTTCCTCAAAGAAATTCTTATAACTATACATTCGTATAAAGTTATTCTTAATAAGCTTTAGTAAGTCATCTACATCACATGCATGTACACTAAATGAATCATGCACTGCACCAAAATCATTATTCCAGGATAGAATAACACTTGCCATATGTGCAGCATCCATTGAGTGCACAAAGTTTGGTGATATACCTGACATAAAAGATCTTATCTTTGGTTTATCAGTAGGTTCTTTTCCTACATGTTGTATACGAATTGTATCAGTTACTTCTTCAGTACCATCTTCTTTACGTATTGTAGGTTTAATTTTTCTTTCACTACAACTGATGATGGCTTTCTCTTTGAATTCATTATCTATAAATGCTTCATATATAACTGGGAACCCTGATGGGGTAGTCCATCTTATAGATTTTTGTTTGGTTTCTTTAGCATAATCTGATGCTATTTCTGCCTCTGCAATTTTCTGTAAGAACTTCATGGTTTGTAATGGACCAGCACAAACTGCATCAATTGCTTTAACTAAATGTTTAGCAAGCAGTTGACAATCTTCTTCCGTAATATTATACTTTTCTAAGTAACCTTCAACATGACAATCAAGATACATATTCTCTGCAATCTTTAATGCTCCTGCACTATAGGCTCGAGTCATTGAACCTCTCTTTGCTATACCTTTACGTATATGTTTCATGGGCATCTGACGCTCATCGAACCACTCTGGTAATCTTGCAATAAGATTCTTAGCGCATTGTACATAAAAGTCTTTCTGGATCTCTTGAGGAACTACACCTACAAGTTCTCCTGCTTCTTTATCTTTAGACATTGCACACAAATGTTGCCATCCGTTATTACTTCCATCCACAGGAATAGGTAAGTAAGTATAATAATCTTCATCACTATTTAATGCATTATATAATTCTAATACACAAGCTAATAAAGTTATTGGCTTTTCTGCTGAAGTATTTATTTCTTCGTTCTTTGCAATATCAAAAAGCATATCAAGATTTTCATCAGTCCATGCTTCTCTATCTGCTAAAGTCATTTTATCTACAGAGATATCTTCAAGTTCTTCTTCGTCTAAGAAGGTTTTATAGTCTGTAGATAACCACTTAGGTAGTTTATTTTTATTAAACGTTTCATTATAGCAACAAGCTATATGGATTTTTAGTCTTCTTAAACCTGCCTCAGTCATAAGTTTACCGTTAGCAAATAGCATTTGTCCTCTAGCAATATCATTACTTTGGAAGTTTAAGAATGGCGTAGTGTAATAGATACGTCCTCTATAGTCAGCTTCAGTATACTGATAAAAAGTTTTATCACCAATAAGATCTGATCGTGCCATAGTTAAATCGAATTCTATTACTTTAGATTTATATTTCTTTGGAAATTTTAAATGAGTATCTAATATTTTATTTCTATTACGATTTAAAATAGTTCTTACTTGAGTATTAATTTTCCATGGTGTTTGCTGTAGTACATTCATACTATGTATAAAGTCGCGGTAAAGATATTGATGAAACTCCCCACTCCTTTGCTCAGTCCAACCTTTAATTACAGGTTTTTCTGATGGTTGCATTAAGCCTTTGATAGGCTGAGGCATTTCAAATACTGTACCTTTAAGTAAATCTTTACTACCTTCAGGTATAGTTAAGTTCCATAGTTCTGGAACTACAATATAATGAGCACGACTTCTTTTAAGACTACGATCTAAAGACTCCATAGGTATAAATTTATTATCTTTATTCTTACCTATATTAATCTGGTGTGTTTGATAGAACGCTTCTAAAAACAGATCACCCATCATTACACGTAGTTTAAACCAATCCCAAGGTGCTGTATCTTCATGATAATATTTTAATTCATCAAGAATATATACACCAATTGCTGCGCTAAGATGTGTTAGGTTAGCTTCACCTTGGTAAGATTTATTTCCACGTGTACTGTTACGAGTAAAGTGTTGTTGAATTGTATCCATTGCAAACACTAAGTAGCCTTCAAGATCTGCTGAAGGACTATGCTTCAGGAGACTACACGCAATATGAGCTCTAGCTTTACGAATTTTCTTTTCGATATATTGTAGTTGCTCTTGCATTTTTATTCCTTTATTATATTTTATCTACTTTAATACCACTGAATTCTAATAACATACGAATACCAGCATCATTTTTATAAAGTTCTTTAAAAACAAATCGAGTAATACCACTTTGTATCATTAGCTTTGCACATTCTATACACGGTGATAGTGTACAATACATTGTAGCACCCTCAGCTGAGCTAGTAGTCTTAGCTAATTTACAAATAGCATTTGATTCTGCATGTATTACTTCACGCTTTGTTGAACCATCTTGTTCTTTACATTCGTTAGGCATGCCCGAAGGCATACCATTAAAACCAAATGCAAGTATGTTGTTTTCTTTTACGACTATAGATCCGACTTTCTTATCGGTATCATGAGACATATCAGCTATACGTATTGCTAAATCCATATAAAGCTTATCATACTTTCTTTGTTTATTCATTTTATATACTCGTAAATTCTGAAGTTTCTACATAACTTAATCTACCTGTATCACCATCATAAGTGGCAGCTCCAGCTGTACCTGTAAGACCTGTGAATCTTGATTTAAGAACTCGAAACTTAATTGTATTTCGTTCATTCGGATTCTCTGATACAAGGTTTCTGGCAAATGCGATAATATCAAATGAGATTTGTTTGATTGAACCACTTCCTTTAATGTCATCGATTGATGCAAGGTTACCCTCCTCAAATGACTTTCCGCCACCTGGTGATTTTCTTAAGTGTGATATTAAACCTAGCCAAACATTATGTTTCTTTACAATCTTTAGTAGATCACTCATCATTTTATCTATTGCTTCATTCCCACTAAGGCCTTCAGTCCCCTCACTAACTGCGATGGTAATGTGGTCAAGAACCAAATACTTACAACCCATAAGAGCCATGTATTCAATCTTGTCAATGAGACTAGCGTCACCGACCGATCCTTGGTGATCGAGCAATACAAGTCGCTCAGTTCCAAACACATGTTCAAATCCTGCCCGCTCGTCCTCTTCGGAAATGTCTTCTCCAGAGACTGCATTCTTTCTAAGAAACATACCAATGAATTTCTCGGCGGTATCTCCGACCGATTCTTCGAGAGATATGAGACCGATTTTATCATCAGTCTTAGCGAGTAAGTCAAGAACAATTTCTTTAATAACCGTGCTTTTACCGGAACCCGTGCCCGAAGTAAATAATGTAATTTCACCATGTCTAATTCCTTTTAGTTTATCATTCAAACCTTTCAAGCAATCAGGATAAGGTATTGATTCTGTATTTCTTCTTTGCTTGTATTGTTCCCATACTTTTTCACCGACTACTAAACCAGCAGGAGACCAGGTTTGTGCATCCCAGTATGCTCTAAGTAAACTTTCAGATCCGCATGTTATTAGTTGTTCACATGGATCTTTAGCTTTTAGTTTAGCTACTTTTACTTTACCAGCACCTATAATCTTGCTTGCTTTTTCTACAGCAACTTGGCCTGCTTCATCGTTATCAAACATTAATATTATCGATTCAAAGGTTCTTATCCAAGATCTTTGTTCTAGTAAAACTTTTAATCCTGTTGCACTTGGTATTGAAACAACTGGAAATATTTTCTTATACTTATCTAAGAATGATTGAGCAACTGCACAAGCATCCAGTTCACCCTCAGTAATTACTAATGTCTTACCACCAGTCGCAGCGTTTTGACCGAACAATTCTGTGTCATTAAAGCTACCATGAATTTGAAATGATTTAGGTAATATTCTTTCTTTGTATGCTACAACAGTTCCATTTTTAGTATAAGGATAGTAATGTGATCTTCCGAAACCTTCAGGACTAACAGCCATTTTAATTCCGAAGTGATCGATCACTTGCTTTGAAATGCCTCTCGACATTATTGCAAAGCTATTTAAATCTTTTATCTCAGCTAACATATTAGTTGAGCTTTTAGTACTTAAGTCTTTGAAATCATTCATTTCTTTTACTTTCTTTTTAGTTGAATAACTACAGGAAAAACAGTGTGCACCATCTTCATAGATCGTATAGGCATCTGATGAATCGCATTTAGGGCACTCCGTTTGTATGTATCTTTTCTGCATAATCTTCACTTTCTTTTATGTGTTCAGGTTTTAAATCACTAACAGTAACATGAAGAAACTCTTTTCCTTTTGCTACAATTACTTTATATAGCTCTGTATAATATACTTTATTATCATTAAACTCTTCAAAGATACCTTGATAAGTATCAAATAAAGGTTTAAGTATATTATCCAGGTCAGCTCCTTTATTAGACATTCCTGCAACAATATAGAATGCAACTTGATCAGAACCAAAGGGCCAGTCTTGACCCATTAGTTCATCTCTTAATTCATTCTGATAATCCAGATATACTTTCTGCTTTATCGTCTTGTTTCTGTGTGTCATTACGTTTGCTGATAGTGGCTTTACTCTGAATGTGTGTTCTAATAGTTTCATATTCTTCCCATGAGGTTAACATTCTTAGTAGTTTATATGAGAGTTCAAGTTCATATCGTTCATAATTATGATACTCCCATTCTTTAATGACTCTTTCCCATCTGTCTGCTGGAGTTATAATTTCTTTTAGTATTGCTTCAGCTTTCTTAGGACCAATACCTTTAATACCTTTAATATTATCGGTGTTATCTCCAGTTAAACATTGAATCATTAAGTTATAGTTTGCAGTATTGTCATCAATAAAACTCCAGGTATTCTTACCATAGTTATAATGGTTACCTGGAATTTGTAGTAAGTCTTTATCAATACCACATATAACATACTGCTCATCTTTTGCGCGTGCTTCATAACCCCATATAGAAACTAAGTCATCAGCTTCCATACCAGTAGAAGCAACAGCACCTTTACTCATTGCATGTGAATGTAAAAAGTTTAATCTTTTCTTAATACCTTCATCTAGTTCAGGACGTTTAGATTTATAATCAGAACTTAATTGTTTTCTGAAATTATCTTTACCTTTTACTGCATAGAGAGGAGAGAGTTCTTCATCATCTGCAAATGGATTCATAAGTTTATTTGTTACTTCTAATTCCATTGTTCTACAAAACTTATCGTAACTGCTTGCTAATTCTTTATCACTTGCTGCATTGTATGCAATCTTAAAGAATATAGAATCAGCATCTATAAACATATTTATTTTCTTCATTATATTTCCTTTCAATTAATGAACATCAGCATAAGTATTACCGATTGTACCTTCACCTGCCATAATTTCTACACCTACATTCTTAGGTCCTTCAGCAAATGAATCTGTTAGAATTTTTAATACACGTTCTGCATCTTTTTCAGCTACAGACCAGGCAACTTCATCATGATAATAAAGTCTTGGTTGTGCATCAAGTTTTTCTTTCTTAATCATTTCCATTTGATATACTAATGCTGACTTAGTTGTAATTGCTTCACAGCTTTGTAGTAAATAGTTTAAGGTTTGATAAGGTTGAGGAGTATATACTCTACGACCATCAAGACCTGGTATATAACCTTCAGGACCATGATTTACAGTAGTATTCCATATACTTTCAATTCTATTTTTCAAAGATTTTAAACCGGGAATAGCATCACCATACTTAGACATAGATTCTTTACCTGCTTTTAGATTACCTGAACCCGTTAATACTTGACCAAGTTTTGTAGCACCTGCACCAAATAAGAAAGCATATATCCAAGTCTTTGCAGTACGTCTATCAGTACCAATAATATCTGCATTATACTGGTGTATATCTCCAGACAATATTTGATTTGTTAGTTCATCTGATTTAACATAATGTGCAAGAGATCTAAATTGATTACCACTAGAGTCAGCACCTACAATCTTTCTTCCAGGTTCTGCTATAAGTAATTCTCTTAGTTCTTTACCAAGTTCAGCATCAGCTGCAGGTAAGTTAGCAATTACTTCATGCCTACATCTGAATGTTGGAGTACCTACAATCCATAGTTTACCATGTAATCTATTATCTTTTAAGTCTCTCATCCATCCTTCAACAACACCTTTACGTGATCGAAGTGTAGTCCAATGATGTATACATGAACCATCAAATCCAAGTTTATCTAATGAAGTCTTAGTTAGTTTAGGTGTTTTCTTTACAAACTCACGACCTATTCTTTCCATTTTCCAATCATCAGGTTCCCATCCAATTGAATATAGATATTCTTTAACTTGTTCTAAGTTACCAAGGTTAGCTGGTGCAGTAATCTTTCTTTGAAATTCTTTACCTGCTGGCCAAGCTCTTGTGTCTTCTACAGCTACTGGCTTATTTAGATACTCTGATAGTATACGTGCAGTTGTTGCAGTATAATATCCTTTCTTTGTAAACTTAGGTAGCTTAGGAGTTTTATCAATTAGCTTTGTAACTTTAGGAAGTTTAGGTTCAATATTATTTTCAATTACTGACATACGTAATTTGATTTTATCTAACAATTTCAAGGCGTTAGCTGTATCAAATTCCCATCCGTAGTATCTACAATATGCATCGAACTTTGCAGCTTCCATTTCAGATTTAATACCTTCACGAATAAGAGGCTGAGGCTTTGCTAATCTTTCTAGTTCTTCCATTAGTTTCTTAAAGATAACATAATTTAATTGCACATCTCTACTACAATATACCATCATCTCATCAGAGAATCCTGACCAATCATCATAGTCTAACTTAGGATACTTTAAATGTGCACCCCATCCTGCTAGTCCATGTTTATGTGGTCTTCTATAATTTAATACTTGAGATGCAATCCAGGTATCAAAGAACTTTTTATCATACAAATCAATACCATATATCTTTAGTATCATTAATGCATCAAAGCCAATACCATTATGTGCAACAAGTAACTCAGCATTCTTTAGCATTGCTAAGCCATGTTCAATGTTACCTTCATATTTATTTGAGTGATCAGTGTATCTCATGATACGACCACTATCAATATCTTTCATTACTAAACACCAAATCTTAGTTGCGTCTAGTCCGTCTGTTTCTATATCAAATACTAACCTCATTAGGTTCCTTTCCATTTGAGCAACGCGGGCAGATCTTTAACTCTTTATCTATTTGCATTCTCAAATAATATTTATTACATTCTTTACATTTAAATCGTTTGAAAGGTTTATCTGTTAAGTGATCAACCTTGCTTCGATATAATCTTTTTGACATCTGCATAGTATCCATTAAATTGTGATGTTCTTAAGTTATCAATTAATTCCCAATACTGTAGAGCACCTAATACATTTACTTTAACTATGTCACCTGCTTCTAATAGTCTTTCAGGTCTTTCTTCCCATTCACAAAAGATAAAATGATCTACTAATTTTCGTTGTCTTAGTATATAAATTAATTTTTGACAAGTTAAGTTGTACCATTTCTTTATAAATTTAACATCAACATTTCCATATGTTGGGCATACTCCATCGATTTCCCATCGAGTATCGTCTTGCCATTTATGTTCTTTAATCATATGCCATTCAAATATTTCACATTCAATGTCCATTCTGAATTGAATACCATCTCTTCCTCTTGGATTATATTTCTTTGAACGTTCATCTCTTTGATCTATAAAATCTTGTGTTACTTTAATTGTTGCTGTATTGAAATCCATAATAGGATCCTTTCTATTTATTAAAAACTCTTGTTAATATTCCTGTATTATCTGAATGATCTGGGCTTGTCCAGCCAGCTGGTTTAATTAAATCAGGTAGTCCTAAAGGATTAGGTCTTCCAGGTTTAACTCCTACTTCTTTATTCATATTAGCTTTGTGAACTTTATCCCAAGCCCAATCAGTATCAACATTAAATATATCTAATGTACCTATAGCAATAACTATAATATCTATTAAGCCATCAACTATTTCTTTTGGATTTTTATCTGCAAAAGCTTTTAAAGTTTCTTCAAACTCTTCTTCAACAAAGTCTAATCTGAATGCAAGTAATTGTTGTAGGTTATTTATATTATTTTCTTCTAATTGTTTTGTAACCCATTCATTTACTTGATATTTCTTGTGCATATCCTCAATGTCAGATACCATTTTACTTTTTAAGTTCATATTTTATTGCCTCATTATGTTGGTAATTATCAATATGTAAGTCTTTAGGTTCAAAACTATACAAATCTTCTTGCGGTTTCAACGACCATTTATTTGATGGATGATGATAAAATGTAGAATTGATTTGCTTTAATGCATTATCAAAATGTTCTTCATATATATGAGCATCACCTATCACCATTTTAATATTTCTAGGTTTAAGTGCTGCACAATTTGCAAAGCAAGCTAACATAATACTAGCAAATATCATATCGCTTGGTACACCTACCATGAAATCACCTGATCTTTGAATCCATAACATGTCTACATCTTTACCATCAGTCCAGAACTGATAGCTGTGATGACAACATGGTAAATCTAGGTTTTCTAAGTTACCTGGATTCCAACCACTAATAACCATACGTCTATCATAGGGATCAAATAGTAAACTGTCAAGTACATTACCCATTTGATTTACACCATTGAAATCAATCCATGCATTACCATAGTCAACATTAATTGAACCATCTTCTTTAGCCCATTGATTCCAGTAGTTACAACCCCATAAAGTAAAGTCATCAACATGTGTTGGTCCTCTAATAATAGCTGCATATTCACCAGCAATACCTTTCCAAAATATTCTACGTGATTTAAGTAATGGAAAATGTTCAGAGATATTAAATTCTAAAGTTTGAAATGGTAAAGATTTAATATTGCCGTTTCTACCTTTTCTTAGATGACCTTGTGTAAGTATCTTACTTACAACATCAAGGTACTTGTAATCAATTGTATTACTCATCTTGTCCTATTCCTAACGTAAAGTTTTCAGCGCAGTCTTCCGCATATTGTTCGCTGTGATTAAATAAAGTTACTATATCATATACTTCATTACGAAATAATTTTACAACTAACCAACCTTCATTTACTTTCCATACTTCTGCTACTCTAGCAGGAGCACTGTCTGGTATTGATTCGTAGTATTTATGATGTAGTTTACCATGTTTATAACTCATTTTTATTATTCTCCAAGTACGCTGCATACATTGCACAGTAAACTGCCATATCTATAAGTGTATCTTCAAGTGCTTCAAAGTTTGTTTTTTGATTACCCTCAGCGATATTACGCATTCTTAGGTACTTAGTATGTATCATGTGAATATAAGATTTATCTTTAAATGGAAAGTAATCTTCTTCAGACCATTTACCGCCTTGATAATCTCTTGATTTCTTTTCTTTAAGTGATGCTGCTTCTACTAAAATTTGCGTAGCTGTTACTTTAGCCATGGCTTTTCCTTTCTTATTATTGATTGAAAAAGAGGCGTTAGCCTCTTCCTTATTTATATCTTTAATATATCTTTTAGCTTTTTCTCTAGGATATGGTTCTCTGCCATATTTCTTACAGAGTTCTTCATAATGTTCATACTTCATGGCGCCTACTTTCGGATGTCGGTTGTTAAAAATTTAAATGTCTCCTTAAAGACAATTTTACTTGGAGGTTTACATGGGATACGAGAATTGCGGAAAACATCCGAACTCCCTTAAGCAACTCAGACCCTATATGGACTCTGAGAAAGCTAAACAAATGCAGGCTAAAGGTGCTGAAAAGCGCCGTCAGAACCGTGCATTACGAGAAGCAATGAAGTTATCTGCTTCTGAATTTAAAAAAATTAGAGATGATATTATTACTGAAATGCCATCTGCTGTTGATATACTAAAAGTACAATTAGTAAAAGCTATGCAAGTTGAAGATCAAGATACAATAGAACGATTAGCAATTGCTTTAGCTGAATATGAGCAGCCAAAGTTACAACGAATAGATCAGACCACCCTAGCTGTTAATGCGGACGAGTTATCTGAGGAGGAACTTGCAGCAAAAATTCAAGAACTTTCGTCAGCAGGTTCGGATGTGGGTTAGAAATAAAATAAAGCCTGGAAGTATCTTTAAGATATTCCAGGCTTATTTTTGCACTCATCTCATAGACCGTCGTCACACTTATAATGTCCCGTAATCATTCACTAATTTATATTGTGAATGTAGGATGCAAGAAGTATTTGTCAGCTTATTGTGCAAACAGAAAGAATTTTTCGCAACTGAATCTACTGTTTTCTTTCTGAATTATTTTCATTAGGAAATGTATGTGCTAATCGTGAAATTTTATTAAGAGTTTCTTTACCAGATGAGGATAGTCTGTCCCACTCAAAATACATATCATCGATTAATTCTTTAAGTTCTTTCATTAGAAACCTCGCACTTCATAATGTTCGTCGATATAGTAATCGATTTTTTCTTCGACTGTAAGAGTTCGACATGTATCTTTATTAGGATAGATAAGTTGATCGAGATCTTCTAATGTTAAATCAAATTTCTTAGCGAGTTGTGTGAGAGTATTTAAGATATTATCTTTAATTTCACCTTTTTGATCTGCACACATAGTATTAATTACTTCAATACCTTCATACGCCATACTCGACATTGTGTCTTCGATGTTCATCGCTAACATTTTTAGTTTCGCCATTTGGTAATACTCCATCAAGTTTGAACTGTGAAAATTGGTAAGAAGATAATTTACGCATACGTTCCATGAGTTGATATTCTGCATGGACTGCTTTAATTCTTTTACGATTTGCCTCGACCTGCGCATCTGCACTGCGAGCTTCGATGTCATGCTTTAATGACTTAATAAATTGCCATACGTGCATGCCGATTTCGTCAGTGGTTTTGGTTACTTGAGGATCAAATGTAGCAGAATGTAAGTAAGTTAAATTATTACCGACGGCTTTTGCCATTTCTTTATCTATCCATAAATTAGACATAATTACTCCTATTTATAATATCGGATTGCTCTAAGAATAAATATTATTGGTAGAACAAATCCGATTATTGTACATATTGTTGTTAGCATAAGAACGATTATCCTTTATATCTTTAGCCGTTACTATTCTAAAGATTTATTTTAATTTATTTAATTGATTAACAAATATATTATTTTTATTTGATTGAGCATTCATTTTAACTATGAAAGCTGCATGATCAGCACGTTGTTTCTTTTGCTGTTCAGTTACTGTGATACCGGTTTCTAAGAAGCTATAGTACATTCTTGTATATGACCAGTCATCTTCAACATATACTGCGAATGATGTAGCATATTTATGACGTAGACTATGAAAGCAACCAGGATGTACGAGTTTATTATTTATAACTCTTGGACCGCGACCTTGTAGTTTTACTGTTTTAAAAGTATGATCAAAGAATGATCTTGTTACTTTACGATCTTCGATCATGCCTTCGAGTAAATAACGCTTTAGCCATTTATTATGTTTCTTTATATCGAAACGTAGTTCAGCTAAGTTTGGATCGTCTTTTGATTTTATAGTAAATCTATAAGAATCTGTTCTATGATTGTTGAATCTTGCAGTATTATATTGCATTTTATTGCCTTTCATTATCATTATCTAATTCAATTTTAATACGAGGCTCGAAGAGTTCTTGAACATCGTATTCGGTTATTTCTTTTATAAGACCTATATCTTCTATTAAGCCACAAGCTGATAAGATATCGGTGCAATCAACTAGATCATTTGCTTCGAATACGATTATACGTCCTGCTTTATTTACAGTGCAGGCGAGATTACGTTTTTTAGCAATGAGAACAAGATGAGCTGCTTCTTCATTAGTTAAAGGATCTACAATAGTAAATTCTTTAGTATTATAAGCTATAGCATTAATAGGATGAGGCACAATAAAATCTCCGTTAAATTTTAAGTTTAGGTCGAGGCTTTGGCATTGGTTTAGGAGACCAGTGCATACAACCGATCCATTGTATTTGATAGGTAACTTTAGGATCATGTAGTTCTTTTAAGTGCGTAGTTATAGCTAGATCAGCACTTTTTCTAATTATTTCTTTATACTTTATATAATGTGCACGACATTCTAATCGACTTTTGAATGGTGAATGTTCGGCAACACTTGTATTGAAAGTGCCGAGACTAGTTATGAATACTATTGTAACAAACCACATAATATCTCTCCTTATTTCGTAGCAGTTTTTAATCATGCTGAGGATTACTCTTAGCCGATAAAATACTCCCTGTTTATACGTCTATTGACATATGTTTAATATATATAACAATACCTACACATATCAGTATGAATATAAGTATTGCAGTTAAGAATCCTAAAATAAATTCAAACATGATAGTCCTCGGATGTAGGTTTACTATAAAATAAGCGCCTAAGGATTAGCTTAGACGC